ACCTAATCTTTGCTGACGTTTTAATTGTTTAATTGTTTTCATATTTTCCATTTTCTACTACTTAAGCATTAAGATTAGCAGTTGTTGCTTTATTCACCGTCAAATTAATAGTAACTGCACCACCCGTTTCATTTCCAATAATTGTAACTGTTGCTGTTTTAGATGCAACAATCAATGTTTTAGCTACAACTCTAAACTCAAATCCAGCTACCGCAACACTTTGTGCATCTTCATTATCTCCAATAAATCTAGGAGTAGTAGGAAGAGTTCCTGGATTACTTAATGCTGTAGTTACTTGTATATCAGCAACAGTCGAATCTGACAATATTGCTGTATATCCTAGATTTGCATTACCGCCTTGTATATTAGCAGTATTTGGTGCAATAATATCAGATGTACCAGGCCCTTGCAATGTAATAGAAGAATTACCAACTGTTACTACTGGTAAATTTGTAGTTTGTTTAGGCAGTGATACTAATTTATATCTCAATGCTTGAGTTTCATCAGGAATTGCTTCAGTTATAGGCAAATTTTCTATAATTGTACCGTAAAAATTTGTTCCTAATGGATGATTTGCATTATATAATGAATAATCAATTTCATCATCACCAACTGCAAATTGTGTAATTGAAAAGGCATTTCCTCCCTTTGCTAACAATTCACGTCCTTTCAACGTAAGAATTGCATCAACAGTTACACTACTGTTATTTAAATATCCCATAATGATTAACCTTTATTTAATATAAATATATTTCAATTGAATTTTATGTCGTTTATTTAGTTTATTATAAAACTACCCTGCGCCCCAGGATTGTTTGTGTATATTAATTGATTTGGATTTGTTAAATTAAATTCTACAACTGGGCCGCCATCAACAGTTTGCGTCGACGAAATATTAAAATCTGGACTAGTCATTTGGCTTCCATTATAAAATAAATTATTAATACCAGTTGGTAAATAATCTTGAACTTGTGCTGCTACTAATGTTCCAACACCTTGTTCAATTAAAGAAAATCCATCTTGTGTTTGTAAAAATATATTATCTTGAGTTGCAATATTTCCTGGAGTATCATATACAACTTGTTGAAACTCTGATAAAACTGCGGATTCGAATACTGGTAGTATTGCCTCTGATGCATACTCCGGCGTAAATACTACTAAATAACCAGGCTGATCCGGAGTAGCTTGTGTAGTTAAATCAAATCCATCTTGTGTTAATAATAATATATTATCTTGTGTAAGTAAATTAACATTTGCACTTCCAGATACTATAATATTTTCAAATGCATATGTAGTTCCAACATCTGATGTTGACGACGTTAAAAATGCTTGAAATTGATTATCATTATTCCCAGACAATGTTATAACGTCTGCAGAATCAATTTGAGCTTCATATAACACGTGATCTGCAGATGCAGTTACAATTGTGTTTGTAATAGTAGTTGTATATGCTTCATCGAATCTATTAACCGTTGGTAATATAGAGTCTTTACTACGTTCCAATACATTAGGTTGCACTAACAATCCAGTTAATTTATTAGCTCGTGCTGGAAGTAATTGTTCTAACTGATTGAAAAATGATAAGTCAAACAAAGTAAAAATTCTAATATACGAATTCATATCATTTTTTTGACTATATTTTTTCCAATAATCTTGTGCTTTTTGTATTAAATCTGGATATGCATTTTTATTTAAACTTCCAGGATCACCAATAAAATCATCTAATGATTGAAATCCTAGTTGAGCAATTATATCCTCATCTATCATTGTTTGTGGAGAAAAGTATATTCCTAATTTAGCACTATCTAAAGGAGCTTTATCAAATTGACTACGTTCCGCTCTAGTTCTAACATCTAAACTTCCAACTAATTCATTGCTTTCTAATCGTATCTTATTGTCATCAAATGTACCTGCTCCTAATGATATACCATCATAGTAATATGTTTCTTCAATTGAATCATATGGTGTATCGTTAGTCCAACTAGCAAATTGTGCAGTTATTCCAGATGGATTTGGTTCTACACCACTTAAACTACTTGTTGTAGAATGATTTATTTTTTGTGTTAATGGCAGTCTAAATATTAATTCATTATATGCATCCGTATTTCCATCATATGCAGCAGGTGCTTTAACATGATTATTAAATGCGTTATCTTGTAAATTACTAGACCAAAATCTTAATTCTTGAAGTTGGCCAGATAATCTACTACCACCCGTTGTTCCACCTAAAGTTAATGAACCAGTAAAGTCAAACGAGCCGCTAGCTGATGCTGACACAGCTGCAATAATTTTTCCGTATTTTGATTTCTTTGTTACTAGTTCTAATACACCATCTTGAGTACTCAATGAAAATCCATTTTGTGTAGTCAATGATAAATCATCTTGTGTTGCTAATTCATCTGGTGTGGTACGAAGCATTGTAGTTAAATACCCACCATCAAACAATTCAATATCGGCACTACTAGTTCCATTGATTTGCATTTTTCCTTTAGTACCACTACTATAATCCAATGTAACTGTATTACTGCCTATAGTAAACAAATTCATTGTGCTAGCCAACGTTGGTGTTTTTATAACATCATCAGTTCGAAATCGTATTTCGGTAGTGTTAATTGAAGAAGTATAATTAACAGTTACTGTACCTGCAGTATTATTAATTAAATCTAGAGCATAATCAAAATTAAGTTTTTCATATAAAGGAGCTCTGTCTAATCTAGGACCGCCATATTCATTAATTGTTATTAATGACTGCGGTATTCCGTAACAAGATAACAATGCTTGCACACTTCTTTTTGTACCCTTAGATTTTAATAGTAACGGTAAATTATTTACAATTCGACGCCATATAGTGTATGTAGATTTTTCTGCAGAAACAGATGGATCACCTATAGAATTTGATCCGGTTATAGGAATTCCTGTTTCAGATACTCCTAATGCATATTCCCATAATTGTTTATGTTGATTGCCATTTGTTAAATTCCAACCAAATTGTTTTGCTACAGAATATAATAATTCGTTAGACATTCCTAATTTAGGATTTTCTTCACGATTATTTATCTTAGTCATATGATTGATATACGTGTATAGTATATCATAATGATGCCCTAGCATATGAACAAACGTAGTTAAATCGGCACTATCAGACTGCAGTTGTATGTGTTCTGGTACTGATCGTAACAATGCATTATCATTTAACTGATCATATTTAGATGCAGAAGTATATGCACTATCAAACCATGTTTCAAATTGACTTGACGTTATTGACTGCTCTACATATGGTATAGTAGAATTAGATTTTGGTATTGGTTGTATATAACTACCAGTAACATCTGCAACATTAGCATTTATAACTGGTATGTTGTGGGTTGTTAATTTAGATGATGATTCATAATACAAATAATGTTCAAAATTATCAAACCCACCGATTAATGCGGTTTTTAAATTTGTAAAGTCTTGTGCATTAGTAGTAGAATCACTTCCGGATATTTCAACTAATGCAGAACTTTGTGATGTATAATGTTCTATTAATTGTAATTTATATTTAAAATTATCCAATCTTTCTGTTGCTGAACTATAAAATATAAAATTATTAAAATCAGAATAATCTATATTCAACTTCATTCCAGATAAACTTCCAGAAAAATAATTATCTACAATTTGTTGTGATGTAGCTGTTGATGATCCTAATAGATCCGTCCAATTTTGTAATCCAGTTTCTGTAGAAGTATTATAAGAATAATTTGCTTGCCAATTTGGACCACTTAAAACATTGCTGGTATCAGTTCCTGCAGTAGCATCGATATGAATATTATCAATATAAGTTGGTTTTAATTCTTCAACTACCCAACATTTAAAATTATTTTCAATAGTATCTGGTAATGGTTCTTGTAATTTAACATATAAATATTCTCCGATTACTACACTATTAACAAATTGAACACATTGATTTCTACTAAAATTTAATATATAACTTTTAAAATACCCACTATCTGAAGTTTGATTTACTGTGTCTATATAATTTGCAATTTGAGTTTTAAAATTAACATCAGTATCATCAAGTGCACGTAGTCTTATTTCTTTTCGATCCGGTGAAATTTCATCAATTCGTAAATGTTGTTCATCATAACTACCAATTAAATTTTTAAAGAAATTAACCGCAATTTTATATGTACCATCATT